TCCTTGCATATATATGGCGACTACATCAACCGGGCGCGGCCACTGCCGCAGTACGCAAAGGATGTGCCGCCGGAAATCATGGCGGACTTGGAACGCACTGCCCCTACGCCGAACTGGGCTTATTGGTTTTTCACGTTTGATGATAATGTAACCATGACCCCGGTAGAACGCGAACGGAAGATTGCCGCCGTGCCGCCGGGCACGAAGCAACACAAGAACAAAATACAGGGCCTGCGGGGTCGCGCGACCGGCCTTGTGTTCCCGAACTTCGACAAAGTAAAGCACACCGTTAGCGCGGCATGGCTGAAACAGCAAATCAAAGACGGCAAAATTAAATTCGAGTATTTCACCTGCGGGCTGGACACCTCCTATAGCAGCCTGACCCATGACACCATATCTATGCTGTTCTGCGGTATCACGACCGCTGGGCAGCTTTTCGTATTGGATGAACGGGTGTACAGCAACAAGGACTTGCAGACGCCCCTTGCGCCAAGCGACACGGCAAAGAACCTCGTGGACTTCATGAAGCGCAACAAAGACCGTTGGGGCTTTGCGAAAATCGCTTTTGTTGACAGCGCAGATTCAGCAACGCTGCAGGAACTTGCGAAATACAAACGCAATAACCCGTGTATTTTCAGTTTCGTAGGCGCGAACAAGGCAATCACCATCATCAATCGCATTGAGCATCAAAACGACTGGATTCACACAGGGCACTATATCGTCCTTGATCACTGTGTGCATCACATCCGGGAGCTTGAAGCCTATGCCTGGTTGGAGGATAAGGACAGCGTACCAGAGGACAGGAACGACCACACCATCAACGCGGCGCAATACGCGTTCATTCCATACATCAGCAAAATAGGCGGTGAAAGAAATGACCATCGGGGAAAGGGTGAAAGCGGCGGTGCGTAACTGGCTGAACATACAGGAACCGCAAGGTGTTTCCGTTTCCATAAAGCAGCGGCTGAACCACGAAGCGGAGGTGTTCAAATACCGCGTATGGTGGCGCGGAGAAGCGAATGAGCTTGCCGAAATGTACAGCAGCTTAGGTGAGGTTGATAGCTTTTGGGGCGCACCTAAGACCGGCACAAGTAGCCTGCGGAAATTGCACAGTGGTTTGCCGGGCATGATTACATCTGTTCTAACGGATGTGTGCATAGATGATCTGTATTCCATTGAGCTTGACAAAGAGCAAAGCCGATGGGACGAAATAGCAAAGGGTAATGATTTTGATGCATTGCTCAAATTAACGGTGGAAGAAGTGCTTGCGCTGGGGGACGGGGCAATCAAGCTATCCTATGACCCGTCATTCCCGGAACCGCTTATCATGGAGTTTTACCCTGCTGACAAAGTGGATTTCGTGCTATACCGGGGACGGCTGCAAGAGATCGTGTTTAAGACAGTAAAGCGCATCGGGAGCCACGATTACACGTTGCAGGAGCACTACAGCAATGCGGGTATTCGTTATTCCGCGCTCAATGCGCAGGGGGCCGAAATTGAGCTGTCCACCGTGCCGGACTTCGCCGCGCTGGAGGCGCGGGAATTCAAAGCCCCCTTCATGGCCGCTGTGCCCGTGCTGTTCAACCGCTCCAAGAAATACCCCGGTAGGGGTGCGTCTGTTTTGTATGGCAAACTGAATTCGCTGGAATCGTATGACGAAGTCGTATCGCAATGGATGCTTGCTATCAGGCGCGGGCAGCTAAAAAACTATGTCCCGGAAGAACTGATACCGCGCAACCCGAAAACCGGCGAAATGATGCCGCTTTCGGAGTTCGATAACGACTTTATAAAGACCAGCGTAGACCCTGGCATGGTTGGTAATGGCAACGCCACGTTGAAGATTGAGCACACGCAGGGGACGATACAAAGCGAAGCCCTTTTGTCTGCCTATATCACAATGCTTGACCTATGTTTGCAAGGGGTTATATCGCCGTCTACACTGGGGATTGACACAAAGAAGCTGGATAACGCCGAAGCGCAGAGGGAGAAAGAAAAGACTACCCTCTATACCCGCAATAAGGTGCTAAACGCGCTTAACAAAATCATTCCCCGAATCGTGCTTGCCGCGCTTCAATTCGATGCCGAAATGAAGGGTGCCGCCATGCTAGGCAATATTGATATTGCCGTATCGTTCGGGGGCTACGCCAACCCATCCTTCGAAGCACAGGTGGAAACCATCGTGAAGGGCCGTATTGGCGGTATCATGAGCATTGAAGCGTCTGTGGATGAACTGTATGGTGACACCAAAGACGATGAATGGAAGAAAAAAGAAGTGGCACGGCTGAAAGCAGAGGCCGGATATACCGACATGCCCGAACCTGCGGTCAATTCGGATGGGGTAATAGATGATGGCGAACCAACCTGATTTGAGCAACTATGTTGCAACGCGGGACTACGACAAACACGTTACGCAGCTGTACCGCGACATGGAACTTGAAATGATAGCCTCCCTGAAGCGAAACCTTGTCGGGCACAAGGGCGAGGAAATCAAAGTCGGGATGGAATGGGAAGCGTGGCAGGCCGCAAAGCTGCGTGAATTGACCCGGTATCGGTTACAAAACCGGAACATGGTCAAGGGCTACACCAACAACGTATACCAACAGCTGGGGCCTGTGCTGATGCATGAGTTCCGGCAAGGCATCATTGGCGAACAGTCTCGACACGCGGAGGCGGTAGCTGCTGGGCACCCTGACGCGCTACAAGGCTCATTCCTTCGCATTAACGACCGCAAGGTAACTGCGCTCATAAAAGAGCTGCACGGTTCCATCCGCGAGGCCAGCAGTGCCGCCCTGCGGAAAATGAACGATGTATACCGTCAGGTTATCTTTGATGCCACGCTTTTTGCGGCCAACGGCGTATTGACCGAAAAGCAGGCCTTCGACCGCGCTATGAAGGAATTCACAGAACGCGGTATTGACAGCATCGTTTATTCCAACGGGGCACATGTGAACATAGCGGATTATGCCGGTATGGCAATCCGCACGGCAAGCCTTCGGGCAAACCTCATGGGCGCAGGGGAATTCCGCCAGCAGCTGGACGAACACCTGATTCAAATCACGAAGCATGGCACTGCCTGCTCATTGTGCGTCCCTTGGGAAACTAAAATCCTGATTGATGATGTTTACAGCGGCGGAACAGAGGCAGACGGCAAATATCCCCTGCTTTCCTATGCTATGGAGAAGGGCTTGTATCATCCTAATTGCCGTCACGGTAGCGGCACTTACTACCCCGAACTTGACGAAGTGGCGCAGGAGGTATTCGGCGACAACGCCAAAGAAAAAGCCGCTGTCGCTCATGCGGAGCACCAAGTCCAGAAATTCAAGCGGCTTGTAGCCGGAAGCATTGACCCTCATACGAAAGCAAAGCTTGAAAAGCGGCTGAAAGAGTGGGGAGGGATACTGAAAACCGCACAGAACCGCTTGACATCTAAAACCGGGAGTGATACAATACAAGCAGGCAATATGCCTATATCTGCTGAACAGCATTTTGCCAACAATCTTTCAAAAAACAACGTCAACGAACACGCCTATGTCGATGCCCTTAAACAACGTTTTGGGCAAGGGACATCTGAAGCGAAGGCGGCATTTCAACAGTTCGTGCCGCTGGATTCCGTTGCCGATGGCAGCTATGCGAAGACTGCGCATTATTTTCCCACTGATAAGCGCATCCGAATCGACTATGCAAAGGATGCCATAAACAGCAGAGGCGCGGGCGTTACATATTTCCATGAGCACGGGCATTTAATTGATCATGCAACTGCGCAACGCCTTTCTTCTGACCCTGCTTTTGCGCAGGCCCTCAACAATGACTTCAAAAAGCTGCTTGCGGATATAAAAGCGCAAAACGCCGGGAAGACTAAAAGAGAGTTGTATCAGATTATCGGAAACGATGTTCGCGACAAAAACGACACTAAGGCAGATGCCTATTCATCCGTATCCGATATACTAGGCGGTTTGAGCACTACCAAAAGCAACGGTGTGGGCATTCGCGGGGGCTGGATGCACGATGCAGGCTATTGGCTTCGCGGAAATGACAGAGTGGAGGTAGAAGCCTTTGCCCATCTCTATGAAGCGCAGTATGACCCGGTACGCCTTGCGGCGTTCCGGCAGTACTTCCCAACAGCGACACAAGAGTTTTCAAGGATACTGAAAGGGGCGACATAATGAGCGATATGCCAGAACCCCGCTTCATGCGCGAGGGGTGGTCTTATTTTGCCGATGGCGAAGACCGGCTGAAGCCGAACGCCCCGCAGTGGGCACAGGAAGAATTCGCGCAATGGAAGGCTATGTGGGATGAAGTCATAGAAGGCGGATGCCTGGCCTAATCCCTGCACAACTGAAGAATAAGCACTTGCTTTCGGGCAGGTGCTTTTTTCATACCCATTTGCCTGTGTTGGGTGAACAACAGGGAAGCCGTGCCGGTGGGCTTGAAACATCGGGATTATGGCGGTTCCCGCCAATAAATGGAGGTATCATCATGGCAGACGAAACCAACGCGACCCCGGCCCCCGCGCCCGAAGGCGCACAGCAGACCGAACAGCAGGCCGCAGCCAAAACCTACAACGACACTGAAGTCAACGCTATTGTCGTTAAGAAGGAAGCGGCGGAACGGGCCAAAACCCTGAAAGCGTTGGGCCTCAGCGCGGAAGACGAAGCCTGGGCCAAAGAGGCCCTTGCCGCTGCAAAGGCGCAGAAGGACGCGCAGAAGACCACATCGGACCGGGAAGGCGAGCTTGCCGCCCAACTGACCGCCGCGCAGGATGCCCTTGCGCAGACGACCATCGAGGCGCAAATGCTCCATGCCGGGGTAGACCCCGCGAAGGTGGGTAGAGCCGCCCGGCTGGTTGACCGGGCCAAGTGCGCCGGGGAAGACGGCGTGTTCAGCCGCGACCTGGCCGCAGAGGAAATCAAGGTGGTGCTGAAAGATTTCCCGGAACTGCTTGCGGCCAAACAAACAAGCGCCGCCGGGCAGAAGGTGGGCCTTGACATGAGTGGTTCGCAGTCCGGGGGCGAAATGACCCTTGCGAGGGCAATCGAGCTCAAAATGAAAACATGATTTAGGAGGAAAACAGTATGGTAATCACACTCGCACAAGCCAAGTTAGCCACCACTGACGCGTTTTCGCAGATGGTGATTGACGAATTCCGCAAGAATGACTACATTCTCAACAATATCCCCTTCGAGCAAGCCGTGTCCCCTGTCGGCGGCGGCGCGACCATGACCTACGGCTACCTGCGTATCATCGAACAGGCAAAGGCGGCGTTCCGCGCGGTCAATGAGGAATACGAAAACCAAGAGGCCAAAACGCAGAAGCAAAGCGTTGACCTGAAGGTTTTCGGCGGCACTTTCAAGGTGGACCGCGTTATCGCCAACATGGGCGGCATTATCGACCATGTGCAGTTGCAGATGCAGCAGAAAATCAAGGCGGCGCGCGCGCTGTTCACCGATACGATTGTCAACGGCGACAGCAGCAAGAACGCGAAGGCTTTTGACGGTCTCGACAAGGCCCTCAAGGGCACCACCACCGAATGGAATAAGGACAGCGCGTTCGACCTGTCCACGTTCGATGCTATCAAAGCCAACGGCGGCGCGTTCCTGCCGGCCTTCAACCGCTTCTTGCAAAAGCTGGACGGCAAGCCTTCCTGCATGCTGATCAACGGTGATACCCTCGCCGTGTTGCAGGCTGTGGCAAAAGAGTTCGGCAAATATCAGGAAACGAAGGACGAATGGGGCAATCAGGTTGCGACATACAACGGCATTCCGTTGGTGGATGTCGGGGAACGCTCTGGCAGCAACAAGGATGTCATCGAAACCGGTACGGACGGCACCGCCTCGCTGTATGCGGTCCGCTTCGGCGTTGATGGCTTCCACGCCGTTTCCCCCACCGGCCAGCTTCCCGTACAGGCGTGGCTTCCCGATTTCAGCACCGCTGGGGCCGTGAAAACGGGCGAAGTCGAAATGCTTGCGGCTGTCGCGCTGAAGGCCACGAAGGCCGCAGGCGTGTTTAGGGGCATTAAAGTCAATCCGACTGCGTAAAGGAGGAAATCACGATGGAAGACACCAAATACAAAGACATGGATTGGGCCGAAGGCTCCCCCGTTGAGGGCGAACGCTACGCCAGTAATGCCCATTTCACCGGGCAGCACCTGGGCGCACCCATGCAGGATGCCGCCGACACGAACGGCGCGAACGAAGACCCTTATTACAGGGAACACAACACCGCACGCTTCGGCACGATCACGCAGGACGCCGCCGGGGAAATGCCGGAACTGGATACCGGCGAAGAGCCTGAAACAGAGCCGGAAAACCCCGGAGGCGGTGAAGGCGCATGAGTACCCTGCGCAAGAAACCAACCGCCTATGTAACGCCGAAGTATTATTTTGAAGAACACAGCGGTGTGCGCGTGAGCGAACGCGGCGAATTCCTCCGCCTTGCACGGGACGCGAAATTGAAGGTTGATGCGCTCACCTTCAACCGCATCCCGCAGGGTGGAGGCTTCGATGCCTTGACCGAATTCCGCAAGCAATGCGTCAGGGATGCCATGTGCTATATCATTGACTACATTGCTGAAAATGGGTTCACGGAAGGCGGCGCGGTCAAAAGCTTTTCTGTGCTGGATATATCCGTCACGGAAGGCGACGCGGGCGGCGGTGCGGCGCAGATGGGCATACCGCCGCAAGCGCGGGCCTTGCTTTTGCAGTCTGGGCTTGCTTGCAGGAGGTTATGATGAAAACATACAACACACGAAAGCTTCCCTTCCCCCGGCAGCTGGCGACAACGCCGTACAAAGCAACCCTGTGGACCGGGAGTGTCGCGGAAGACGGTTCGCCTGAAGTTGCCGCAGCGCGCGGCACGGTGTCCGTCGTGTCTGATACTGTTTATGCCCGGCGGTTGTACTTCCACCCGGAATACAACTTCCAAACGATTAAAAATCCATACGCGGGCGCGGAATGGTTCGATGATTATATCACTGGTGCGAAAAAAGAATACCCACAAAGGCTGTTCGCAAAATTTATGCGGAGGGAAATGCAATGACCGTTACAGACATGATGCAGTATTTCAAGGGCACGTATGTCTGGAAGGACATCATTTCCGTTGGGAAGATTGACAAAAACGCCGAAAAGGCGATTTGTTTTTATCCTTCCAAGCATCCGCGCCCGAAAATCAACACCGTTGGCGGCAAGCATAACCGCTCCTATGACCTGTTGCCCGTGTCGGTGCTACTGCGCTGGGGCGACGCGCTCCCCGCCGCCGAAGCAAAGGCAAGGGATGTCTATGACTTCCTGAACGAACTCACCACCGAAAGCTTCTTTGTGATTCAGCAGTACGATTTCCCGATAGATATCGGCACCGATGAACGAGGGATGTATGAATTCACAATGGAGCTCGACATTTACGCAAGAAAGGAATGACGCACTATGGCAATGACACCTACCGTAACCTTCAACGGTAATTACCCCGTGCATGGCTGCAAGTTCGAAATGGATTTGAATGACGGCCAGGGCGCCACCCCGCAGTTTGTCGAGGTTATCGACCTTGAAAGCATTGACATCGGTATTGATACCGGTGTGCAGACATGGAACCCGCTTGACCAAAACGGCTGGCAGGCCGCGCTTGCCACCACGAAGGCCCTCACTATCGGCGTGAGCGGGAAGCGCAACGTGGGCGACCCCGGCAACGACCATCTCGCCAATAAGCTATACGCCACCGGGCGGGACTGCGATGCTGCGTACCGAATTACCTTCCCCAACGCCGACACGCTTTCCGGCAAGGCGGTGGCTTCCGCCAATTCCGCGCTGGGCGCGTCCGGGGACGTTGCGGGGATTGGCATGGACTTAATCAGCAACGGCCAGCCGACATTCGCGCAGGGCACGGTGTAAGCCCTAACTTCATCAAAACATATGAAAAGGAGACGATTATGGAAGACGTTATTCTGAAACTCAAACAGGAGGGTTCCCATTATTGGGTTGAAACCGGCGACAGGATTTTTCAAATCAACAACCGCCGCAGCACTGTCCGGAAGGTGAGGGCCGTCATGAACAGCGGTGACATCAGCAACGAAGACGCGGACGAAGAAATCCTGAAGATCACGATGGGCGAGGATGCGGCGAAGTACCTGATTGAAGCCGATCTGCGTATGCCGGAATTCTTTGAGCTGACCAACCACATTCTTGCCTCCTTTGACGGCACGACCGCCGCCGAAGTGAAGAAGGCAAAAAACGCGTAGGGGGCGAAAACTGGTATGATGAGGATTTTGACGAAGCCCTTATTATATCGTCATTCGCCCAACAATACGGCATAAGGCTGATGGAAGAAGATATAACCAACGCGGAGTATACCAAGCTCTTAATCGGGCTTTCCGGTGATACTCCGCTTGGTTATGTTGTGGGGATCCGCAGCGAAAAAGACAGCAAGCGAATCAAGCAGTTTACCGCGCAGGAACGTAAAATCCGCGCGGACTGGCTGCGATATTTGGCGCAAAAGCCACAAAAGGACGTACCGCAAAGCGATGAAGCCAACGCGGATAAAATGCGCATGATCTTATCATCACTATTCGGGAAGGGGTGACAGCTGTGCCGGGAACGAATGTAGGTTCTGTTTTTTTTGACCTGTTCGTTAAAGATAAAGGATATCATTCTGACATTAAGTCGGCGGCGAATTTCGCTGACCGTATGATGCAAAAAACAGCCAGTAGTTTTACCGGCATAGCTGTCGCCTCGACCGCAAAAGCCACCGCGCAAATGGTGAACGGCTTCGCGAACGCAAGCGGAGCAATGGCAAACGGGTTCGCCTCTGGGTTTTCAAAAATGGCTGACCAGAGCGAATCACTGAAAAACAGGATTGAATCTGTTGAAAAGCAGATGAAAGATTCTGTTACATCTATGGGCCAGGCACTGGATTCGGAGTTTGATAGACTGGCCCAAAAATCCAACGAAATTGAAGAAAAACGACAAAAATTCCTTGCGACCGGCGGAAAAGAGGATAGCCGAGCATTTGCGGGGATGGAATATGAGCTGGGTAAAATCGGCGCACAAATGGACGATATTGCCCGTAAAAAAGAACTGCTTGAACGGGATGGGGCAAAAGCTGATTTCGGCGAAACGTCTTCCGCGTTCCAAAAGGCACAGCAAAGCGCTCTTGGTTTCAATAGTATATTGGAAGAATCAAAGGCGAAATTAAATGAAGTCGAGAATACCGGCTTCGGACAAAAGCTTGCAAGCGGATTTAAGGGCGCAATGCAGGCGGTTCCTTCTGCGGCAAAAAGTGCTTTTTCCGGTATCCTCAGCGCGGGAAAAACCATGCTATCCGGTATCGGGAAAATTATGAACCGCATATGGCATCTGATGAAAGCCGGATTTCAAAAAATAGGTAGCCTTGCGAAATCTGTTTTTGCGCGAATCAAAGACCATTTCAAAAAAAGTGGAGACAGTGCTGGGAAGTTTACAAAAGCACTAAACGGAACTGTCGGCGTATTGGCCCGTATGGCAAAACGGAAATTGTTTACCGCTATATGGAATCAAGCCAAAGAAGGTATTCAAGAACTCGCGAAATTCAGCCCGGCTTTTAACAAGGCGATTTCCGACTTGCATTCAAGCCTTAAATTTACAGGCAATGCATTTACATCCGCTTTCGCGCCAATTGTGCAAGTTGTCGCTCCTTATCTGACAATATTTATTGATAAGCTTGCGCAGGCATTAAATATGGTTGCGCAGTTTAATGCTGCATTGTTTGGTCAAAAAACGGTTGCTACGGCGGTCAAAACGCAGGAGGACTACGCGAAGTCTCTTGACAACACTGCCAGCAGCACGAAAAAGGCGGCCAAAGAAGCAAAGAAATCGTTTGCGGCGTTCGATGAAATCAATCAGCTGGGTAAGCCGGGAGCTGATAGCGGTGACAGCGGCAGCGCAGGCGCGGGATCCGCGTTTACGTTTGACGGCGCCGATACTGGCGCATCCGCCTTTGCCGACCGGCTCAAAAGCTATTTCGATGCCGGGGACTTCGAAGCTATTGGCGCGGCCTTTGCCGACAAGGTGAATGCATTCATACATAGAATGCAAGGCCTTGATTGGGACGGAATCAGCAACAGGGTCAATACCGCCGTTGCCAATTTCGCGCGGGCCGTCAATGGCTTTGTTGATCGGCTGGATTGGTACGCCATCGGCGATGTAATTGGCAAAGGCCTGAACATTGCCTTTGGCGGGATCAACACATTCTTTAGGACGATAAACTGGGGAAACATTGGTAAGGGTTTTGCAAAAGGACTGAACGGCCTGCTTGATTCCCTGAATTTCAAGCTTGTTGGTGAAACGCTCGCAAACGGCCTGAACGCGATTACCGGCTTGCTTCACGGATTCGCATTAGAATTCGATTGGTCAAAATTAGGCGTAAAGCTGTCGGACTTCGCAAACGAATTTGTGAAAACATTTGACCTTGCAAAGTCTGTCGAAGCTGTAATGCTGTGGGCCAATGGAATACTCAACACTTTAGAGAATTTCGCCACGAACTTTGACTGGAATGCGTTGGGCAATAAGCTGGCGGCAGGCGTTAATAAAATCCTGACCGGTTTCGACTTGGGGCAGGCCGTCAGGACAGCGCAAACATGGGTGATAGGCCTGTTTGATGCCGTGTCCACTTTCTTAGTCAACCTTGATTTCAAGGGGCTTGGCGAGAATATCCTCAACGGAATTAGGAACATTGATTGGGGCGGATTGTTTACCAGTCTATGCCGGTTTCTTGGCTCCGTGTGGGGCTCATCTATCCGCTTTATCAAAGATACACTTTGGCCGGTCTTGTTAGGGATAGGCTCTGACATTGTGGACGGCTTCAAAGATGGAATCTGGAATGGCTTCAAAAATATTGGCGTTTGGATATATGACCACATCATAAGGCCCTTCGTTGACGGAGTGAAGGCCGGTCTTGGTATCGCCTCCCCCTCGAAAGTGATGATTGAAATCGGTGGTTTCGTCATCGAGGGTTTCAAGCAGGGGGTCAAGGATTTATGGGTGCGAGTGAAGAAATTCTTCACCGATGCTGTTTCCAATATCCATGATACTTTTTCAAATATCGGGGTTTGGTTTGGCAGTAAATTCACCGAAGCTTGGGAGAGCACCAAGGCTGCGTTTGCCGGTGTCGGTTCGTTTTTCTCTGATATGTGGGAGCGAATCAAAGCCAGCTTCACTAACATAGGACAGAAAATCGGTGATGCTATCGGCGGTGCGTTCAAAAATGCGGTTAATTCTATTTTCTCCACAATAGAAAAAACAATTAATACCCCTATTAACGCAATTAATCGTTTAATTGACGTTATCAACGCCGTGCCCGGTATTAATTTGGGCTACCTGAACACCCTGACCCTGCCCCGCCTGGCGCAGGGCGGTTATGTCGGTGCAAACAACCCGCAGCTGGCTATCATCGGTGACAACACGCGCGAGGGTGAAATTGTCGCCCCGGAAAGCAAGCTTGCCGAAGCGGTTGAACGCGGCATTGCGAAGGCTCTCGCCGGTGGATACGGCAATATGGTCAAAGAGCTAACTATCACCCTGCTTATTAAGGGAGAGGACGGGCGGACGATTATCAAAAAGATTAACGCCGCGCAAGCCGCCGCCGGTGAAATCTTGATTGAGGTGTAGCGTATGGCAACAAAAATTGAAGTGGTGGTAAATGGTATCACCCTAAAACCGAACCGGCTCAGCTACGGCTACCCGCAGACGGACGGCGAGGGCAGCGGCGCGACCGATGAAAACGTGATGTACCGCGAGGTGTTGCCGGAACGCGACACGCTGAAACTGGAATTCCCGTTCCCGGACGAGGCGACCGCGCAGAAGTTAATGCAGGTGCGCGGCCTCGTTTCCTGCAATGTGGATTTCTTCGACATTCGCAGCCTGTCGCGAAAAACAAAGGTGATGTACCCGGTGGGCGATGATTTGGTGACGCATTCTTTCATCAATGGCGCATTGACCTTTGAAACATACGAGTTGCGCTTTGTCCAGATGATACCAGACAAATAGGAGGTGGGCCCGGTGTATCAGCCAAGCCAGCGGTTCCTTGAACACATAGACAACAGCTTGAACTTTGCCCCAAAAGCAAAGATAGTCGTGGACGGCGTGGAATACACCGGGGAATCACACCTGAAAACCTGGCCGCGCATTGAGCATTGCGCGGAAAAATTCATCGGCGGCTTTCCCGCGAAAACGTGCAGCTTTGAAATATGGAACCGGGACGGCTCCATTGACTTGCACGGCAAGGAAGTGGCGGTATATCGTGGATTTAAACTATCCAACAACGACATTGACGCATATGCCAGATCAAATCACATTCATTATATAACCGTCGAAGGCGATATCAATACAGACATATACTTTCTTGTAACGGTTATTTGCGATTCAACTATGGATACGGTATATATGTATAATCCCGCTGTTCCGGACTATCCGTTCGGGGGTAATAACAGTTATGATACTTTGCCGGACGGAACAAGAAGGTTTCAGTTCGGAATGTCTATCAATACGATTAACAATACCATCTTTGTTGATAGTGAAGACGTCGGGGCGTGGCCTGAAATAAAGGTGTTTTCTTCTACGGAATGGATACCAATGGGCTTGTTCACTGCCGCTCCCGAAGATATCACCACGTCAAAGACTGGCAGCTTTATCACATTTAACGGCGCGGACCGTTCGAAAGCGTTTGAAAAATCCTACGGCGGCGAATTGGAATACCCGGTTGCGCTGGGGGCTTTTATGCAGGATATCTGCGACCGCGCTGGAATCCCTCTTGAAACGCCGGATTTCCCATTGTCGGATATGTTGTTGCCTGACAAACCCAATATGCCTAACGATTACCCGGAGCGGGAATTAATCGCACGGGCGGCGGAATTGGGCGGTTGCATCGCGCAGGTATCCCGCGAAGGAGGCCTGCGGATAACCAGAGCAGAGGATACCGGGCGCACCATCCCGCAATTACATTACAAATCGTTGGAAGTGGAGCCACCATATACGCCGATCAACAGTGTTTCGCTGGGCCACGCGGATTATGAGGACGCCGTTTTTCTGGAAGATGAAGATGCGATTGCGGCGGATGGCAAATCAGAATGGCTTTTGCCGGATAATCCATTTGTCGACCTGCACCGGGAATACTTCATCCCCCGCGTTGCGGCGGAGCTTTACGGCATGACGATTATCCCGTTCAAGGCAACGAAACTTCTCGACTTCTTAATTCATGACATCAATGATCTTGTGACCATCACGGCAAAGGACGGAAGCACCATCCAAACCGCCGTGCTGCAAATCAAGAATACGGCGCGGATTCGTTCGGAAATTGCTACGCCGACACAGACCGGCGGAAAGACTAATAAGGCAATGGCCGGTGGGCTTCGCGCGGCCATGCGCAGTGTGAAGCTTACGGTGGACCACCAGAACGCCATTATCACGGCTCTTGCCGAAGAAGTCAATGGGCACGGCGATGAATTCAATTCCATTGTTGAGCAAACCGCAAACGAAATCATGCAATCAGTCGCGGCACAGTACGCCACCGGGGACTACCTGGAAAGCGTCATGCGTCAAATGAGTGACGGCATTGACTTCCGGTTTTTCTCCGCGCAAGACCAAGTGGATGCACTGACTAACGAAATCAGCGGCAATCAATCTCTGCTGGAGGAATATATCCGCTTTCAAGGCGCGCTGATTGAGCTTGGAAAGGTGGGGAACGCCTTCACGGCGCAGCTGGACAATGGGCGGCTGGCTTTCCTTGAGGATGGCAACCCCATTGCTTATATCAGCAATCAAAAGCTATGGATTACCGACGCACAGGTGCTGAACCAGCTACGCATCGGCAAGTGGATATGGACAGCGCAGAGTGATGACAGTTTAATTTTAGCATGGGTAGGGAGTTCATAAGATGGCTGCGTTTAACACGACATTATCAATATCGCCGTCCACGCTGGACATAAACGGCACGAACACCTTTACTATAACGGTAGCGTATTCCATTGCGGTGAACCGCCTGCGGGATGTCAGGGCGGATGTCGCCGGGCAGACCTTCAACATCGGCACGGTTACAAGCAGTTCGTTCACATGGACCCCGCCGGCGACGCTGTTGAATTCCATGCCGGGAATAACGTCCGCAACCGTTACCATCAGCGGCCAACCCGCAAGCAATAACGTGGATTGGGGTGGCAGGGAAAGCCGCTCCTGTACTGTCACGGTTCCTGCAAGCTATGTGCCCACCGCGCCGACCGGCGTAACGCTTACCCGCGTCGACAACGGCGTTCCGTCTGACTGGGGCCTGTATGTGCAGAATAAAAGCAAGCTGAATGTGTCGTGGTCCGCCGCGACCGGCACCGGCGGCGCGACCATTCGGGAATATCGCGTATATACGGACAGTGGCTCCAGCTACTACAAGACAACGGGCACATCTTATACCAATTTAGGTCCGTTCAGCGCGGGGATAAAAACGGTGCGGGTTATCGCGGTTGACAGCCGGGGAAGAACCGCGACATCAACCAATACCACTTTCGAGGTGCAGCCGTATGGCAATCCGGGAGTTGCGTCGTTCAAAATTGACAGAACAACCGTATCCGGCGCGGTGGATAATCTCGACGCCTACATGAAAGCAAGTGTTGTCTACACCTTTGCTTCTGTAAGCGGGAAGAATAGCGCGTCAGCAACATTCGCTTTCAAAGCGACCAATAGCAGCACGTATTCATCTGAAACGCCGATCCCGCTTTCGACACCTACGCTTGCCAACCCTGTGATATTCGGCGGTTCGTTTGTCTCGACACAGGCCTACCACGTGCGTTTTACTGTCACGGATGCGCTGGGGACCGCGACGACCTATATTGCAACGGTGGAAAGTCTTAGAATTGCGCTGGAATTTGAAAGCGGCGGCGGCATGATGCATGTGCGGTGCCCAACGTCCGGGATTAGCTACACGGATTTAACAAATCGCCCGTCACTTGCGGCGGTGGCGACATCGGGGAACTACAACGATCTTACTAATAAACCAACAACTACTTCCGTTACTGCTGCAAGCATCACAAATTGGAGCGGTCTTGGCAATGCTGCAATACCGTTAAGCAAAGTGGGGACAGACAATATGTCAATGAATCTTGTGTATACAAGCGCAAACGGGGGAGGAATTATCCTTCAGTTTCTTGACGGAAACAGCATATGGAGGCAGTTAGAAATGTGCGCTAATTCTTTAAGATACCACAACGGAACCGCGTGGCGAACATTATAAAAGATGGGAGGTGCCTATGTGAAAACCATCGAAATCAAGTACCATAAAGCAGAGAAGGATTTGTATGCCGGGCAGCGCGGCGAGCACCGCATGACGCGGCTTGCTGTGCCGCTTCCCCGCGCCCGGCTTCCCGACATTCAAAGTGCCGTTGCAACGTTTGATTGTGACGGCGTTCCTCGTGTGTCAAACCTAATAGAACATGGCGAATGCGGCGATGCTTATTTGCGCAACGGCAAGGCCTATATTACTCTGACGCAAAGACTGACCAGGTGCCGCATTCTGCGGGTGCAGCTGGAGTGCTACGACGCAGGCGGTGCATTTATTGTCAAAAGCCCTGTTTCAGAGCGTATCAAGTTTGAGGATTCAATCACGGATCATCTTGATGAACTGATTGACAACGGCGCCATCCTCACCACCCCCACCCGCTGCCCTTGCCACCCCATCACCTACGAGCGCGCGCTCGAAATACTAAATACAGAAAAAGGAGACTGACCGATCATGGCAAACAACACAAACACATACGAACCCGTGTGCGAAGGCGTCCCGAACATCCTGGGGGCCGTTCGCGACTGGACGGAAGCGAAAATCAGCGCCGCGCTGTCCGGCATGGACAGCTTCGACCCCGGCGACCTCGAATCGCGCATTGTCACCCTGGAGCAGGCTCTTGGCATTTCCCGCGAACAGGCCCTCGAAATCCTGAACGGCGCGGGCGGCGGCGCGGGCCTGCCCGCTGGAATCCTGCTGCGCCGCCGTGCCCTGGAGGAAGGCGAACAGGCTGACTACAGCTGCGCCGTGACCGAGCTGCGCAGGCCAAAAAAGCTTGCGGACGGCGGGGCTGAATTTTGGTTCAATCTGACCATTTCCCACGAAATGTCTGTCGGCCTGATCAGCGCGGGCGCGAAGGAGGCCAACTACGGCTACGGCAATGAGCCCTTCGACATCTTCGACCTTTCGCTGTATCGAAACCTGGCCATTCGGTCCTCGAGGGTCAGATTTGTCTCCCAAACGTCGCAGGAGGGCCCGGTGGCCGGCACGACAACTTTTGTCGCCCTGTTTGACGTGGTCGGCAGCGGCGGGGGCGGCGAGGCTGTGGCAAGGCTTCGCGGCGAGGTGACCGTGGGCGCGCAGCGGGACGGCGAAAGCTGGGTGGCGTACAACGGCTATTACGGCGAGCTTTACCTGGATGAAATCTCCGGGGAGCCTTTCAGCAGCTTCAGCTTTCAGAGCCTGTCGCTCCGGCTCAAGGAACGCTTCAGCGAGACGGAAACAATCTATGCCGGCAGCATGGCGGTCATCGAATTCAGCCACGCGCCCGGCGACTTGGATACCCTGGACATCGACCTGCTCATCGGCCTGAACGACTTCTACGGCAAGCACACGCCCTACGGCGCGGACAGCGAAAGCCCCTACGGCGCGCACGTGACCGTCAACCGCTGGCAGTCCGGCACGCTGACCGCCGTTATTGATGAGGATGAGTTCGTCGACCCGTATTTTCTGAAGATGAAGGCCGTGTGGGAGGGCGGCACGCTCAAGCTGCAGGCCTGCGACGAGGACGCTTCGGGCTATGGCTCCGTCCTTAAGTCGTTCGCGGTGGACAAAATCGTCCTCACGGGGGCAGCGTGATGAGGGTGCTCGTGGCAGGCCCCCCGCCGATCAACGGCGAGGGGCGTAATGTTGTGGGCGTCAGCCCCTTCAACGACGAGCTGCTCGCCGCGCTGGCCGACGCCGGGCACGAGGTCCTCTTCGGCCTTACGCCCATTCTGGGCATGTCCTACGCCGGGTGCGGCGCGGCTTCCGCGCATTGCGGCTGCCCCGTGCTTCCGGAGCAAATCTGGAAAAAACGCGGCTTTTTGCGCGGGATTGACCTGCTTATCATTTCAACCATGCGCACGGATTTTGCCTGGCTGCTGCGCTTCGCGCGCTGTCCCGTGATCATCTGGACCCACGGCGTGCAGTGCGATCCCCTGGACTTCGGTATAGCTGAAGCAATGCGCTGCCGCGATGATGTACTGTACGTCGCCATCAACAACGATCACATGAAAAACGCGCGCCGCCACGGCCTGGGACCTCAGCAAATCGCAAAGGCAAACATGCCCGCGCTGGTGGATCCGTCGCTGAAGCTTCTTCCAGCGGAAAAACACTGTGCCGGGCCCTGGCATTTGCAGGAGCGCAAGAATCCCGGGCTCTGCGTTCAAATCGCGAAAGCGGCTGGCTTTCCAATCTGGATTTACGGCAACGCCCCGCAGCGGTGGCGCGCGAAGGTCGAGGATCCGCCGCAGGTTTTGGTCATGGGGAACCTGCCTCACGATGATTTTGTGCGGCGTCTGGGCCGCGCGGCTTTCGCGGTCTTTGCCGGAATTGAGGAGGGCAGGCCCATGGCCGCGATTGAATGCATGGCCCGGGGCGTGGCCTGCCTTGTGCCGGATATCCCTTTATACAGGGAATTCGTCAGCCCGGCATTTAACCTGTTTTATGACTTCGAAAACCCGGCAATCGCGGCGGAAGACATCGCGCGCATCACCGCAATGGAGAACCGCCTTGCTTTGTCACGGGAAGCTCTGGAGCTGTACGGACGGGATGTGTTTCGGCGCGATCTGGAGGGGCTGATGGGGCGGGTTTGCGCGGATTAAAGCGTAAACATGAAGCGAAAGAAACAAAAAAATCCCTTGCTTTTTGGCAAAAGATGTGATATTATTTCTATGGCGCCGGCGCGGCGGCTGGCGGTTTGATATTGGGCCCCTTAGAAGGGGTGAGTGCAAATGGAGTATTTAATCATTCTGGTGATTATCCTGGTCATGCTTGACCGGCTCCTCCCGCGCAGAAACCAAAACTGACCGCCCCTCCTCCAAGATGTGCGGTCAGCTTTGACTAAAAACATAAGGGGATGAATCGCTGGCTGTGCGCTGTGCCCCCCTGACAACCCCATTATACGCGAAAGCGCTGGGGATGTCAAGGGGGGGGCTCAACAAAAATACGGGGAACTCACGGAAAGCGTGGGTTCCTTTGGCTTTTGAAAGGAAGTGATTCTATGACCCAGGCCGAAAAACTGATCAAACTCGCCGCCGCCGAGGTCGGCGTTCGCGAAACCGGCAACAACAACGTCAAATACAACACGGATTTTTATGGCAAGCCGGTCAGCGGTGCCGCGTATGCCTGGTGCTGCGCTTTTGTGTGGTGGTTGTTCAAAAAAGCGGGACTTTCGATGTTGTTTTTTGACGGGAAAAAGACCGCCTATTGCCCGGATGTGCACAACTGGGCGAAGAAAAATGGCCTGATTGTTGACAAAGCGAAAGGCCGGCCCGGCGACATCATTCTCTTCGACTGGCAGCCCAACGGCAAGGCCGATCACATCGGGATTATTGAAAAGGTGATCTCCGGTGGCTATCAGACCATCGAGGGCAACTGGGAAAACGCGGTCAAACGAGTCGCGCGCGTAAAAATGGGCGAGGTGCTCGCGGTGATCCGCCCGAAGTGGGGTGCAGCCGCAGCGGCCACACCTGCACCCGTCACCGTGGTGAAGTCACCGCAGGCCACAGCGGGCGACTTCAAAATCGGTGAAAAAGTGCGCGTTAAGCCCGGCAATACCTTCTACTGGCCTGGCGGGCCTAAGATGAATCCCGGCGTGCCGAAGGCCAGATGGATCATTGTCAAGCAGACACTCAACAACGGAAAGCCCGAAAACAAGGGCGGTAAAAGATGTGTAGTGCTTGGCGCGGCTGACGGTTTCAAGGACATCAACACCTGGTGCGCGGCGGAATTTTTGGAGAGGGTTGGATAAAGATGCTGAACGCTGCTACTGTTATCGCGGCGCTGATCGCCGCCGTTGCCGCCGTTATTGTGGCAATCATAAACGCCTTGAGCAACCGAAAAAACCTAAAGGCCGCCGACATCAACGCGCTGAAAGATGCGCTCAATCAACATATCAAGCTTGACGGAATCAACGCAAAAGCGGTATGCGATCGGCTTGATGTGCTCGAACGTCACAGTACCGAAAGCTATATGGAAAGCCTTTGGAATAGGATGCGCGATAAAGCGTTACCATTGGAGGAGCGTGCAGAGGCGGCGCAGCGGTATCTTGATGCGGGTTATAATGGGGCCCGAAAGATCAAAGCGGATGCGGTTGTGAGAGAATATGCCGAATCGCTGGGAAAGGAAAATGCAGATGGCTAAGAAAAAGGGCGGCGACGATTTCCTGAAAAAGATGGTCATTTGGACGTTCATTTTAATGGGCGTTTACTTGATCTGGTGCTGGACCGCTAAACTTGTATGGCAGGCCGACCCGCCCGAAGGGGCCAGCATCGCCGCGCTGTCGACCGCCGTTTGCGAGCTGCTGGGCTGTTCCATTATTCAGGCAGCGAAGCAATTCGCGAAAACCGCGCCGGCAGCTGAGCTTCAAAAGCAGATCAAGCAACTGGAAAAAGATAAAGCCGGGTTAAAAAAGCAGCTGGAGGGAATCCAAAAGGCTGTGGGCATACCTGGCCAACAGAAGCTTGACACATAGAAAGGAAATCATTTTATGGCAACGTTACAAGCGATCATTATGGTCGTGAGCATCGCGCTCATGGCCGCGTTTAGCGCCGGGCTTTACGCCTGGAACCACCGCGAAAGGCTGAAAGAAGCCGCTTCCAAAATTGCGGAGCTGGCCGAAATCGGCAACATCAAGGACACCCTGAAAGCCGCCGCTTTTGCCATCGTTACCGCCTTGGAGCGGCAGGAAGGCAAAGGCACCGGGGCGCTGAAGCTGGCCAGTGCCGTCCACGAATTAATGCAGATCATCCCGGAACAGTACCGGGGACAATTTACCGCGCAGGCGCTTGCTGACATTGTGGAGGACGCGCTGGCCGCGGCAAAGCTGAAATGGGCGGGTAATCCGGCGCTGCTTCAGCAGGGGCAGTCGACAAATGCCGTAGGCTTCACTGCCAGCGCGGAAAAAAACTGAATGACATATCGCAATACCCCTCTTGTGGCTGAGGCCATGAGAGGGGTGCTTTTTGCGTTTGTGGGAGGATAAAAAAACAAGATGCGCATTATTTGCGCACCCTGATTTTTGTTGCCAGCACAAAACCATATCCAACGGCGATGATGACCGCGCCGGAGGTGGTTCGTACAAGGTGATTTCTGGTGGGGCAAGAATCACTGTCTACGAATCGCTCCACCTCTTGCAAGCTAGACGATGACAGGCCCTCACTGTTCCGCACATTGTAGTAGATAAGCATCTTGTCATCGTATAGGTATACT